TATATGATAATAGTAATGAATATGCTCCTGGAAAGGAAGGTATGATAGCATATTACATAAATGAATATTCATACCAATCGAACTTTAGAATAGACAAAGAAGTTAATTGTATGGCTTTAATGTCTAAAATTATTGAAACTATTAAACCACAAATTATTTAATTATGCAGAACACACAGCAACCCCAAATGAACATTGATTTAAAAAACACAACAGGAGTATTTCCATCAAAAGGAAAAGTATGGCAACAAGGTGTTTTATTACGTAAAGTATCTAAATTTGTAGCAGGATCAGATAATGATGCTTTACTACCAATCCCAGTATTTTATGATCCTGAAACAGGTAAAATTTTAGAAGGAACAGTTCCTCAAGATTTAAGAGAAGAATTTGCTGATGACATCGTTAAAGAGTAAAAAAAATATTTTTCAATGGTTAAATGAGCTAACACTATCTAAACCACAAGCAAATACTTTTTCAGAAGATGATTGGGAAACATTTAATGCTTACATGGTACATAGATTTATATCAATGTATCAAGGTTATGTAGAAATAGCTAATATAGCTCAAAGATTTCACCCTACTGATAAAAAAGGTATATATAATTTTTATCGTGAAATGTTACCAAGAAAAAAAATGTTTTTAAAATATATTAAATCTAAAATAAAATCAAATCCTAAAGAAATTAAAGAATATATTTCTAAATATTACCAATGCAGTTTGGATGAAGCAAATGAATATATTATATTATTAGGAAAAGAAGGAGTAAATAATATATTTACAAAAATGGGAATTGAAGATAAAGAAAAAAAATCATTAACTAAAAAAATTGTATATGGCACAGTATAGAGTTGTAACAATGCTTCAAAAGACATTTGAGGCACAAAGAGAAAAAGCTTTAATGACACTTGAGTTATTAACAGAACACCCTGCGGGTATAGGAGATCATTCAACAAATGATTTTTATAACAATGCAGAAGAAGCTATAAAAGCTTTAGCTGAAGCAGATGATGTTTTAGAAACTTTGAATAGACATTATGGGAAAAATGAGTAATCATATAAAAGATTTTGAAAAAACATACCCTACATTAGCTACAGAGTTTAAGAAAATTCAAGAAGAACAATATGATTTATTTTCTAGAAAAATGATGGATTATGGATTAGGAAATATTTCATTAGGATCTACATTAGAAGAAAAAGAAGACCAAGATTTATCACTAACAGGTATTTGGTTACGTTGTAATGATAAAATTAATCGTCTTAAAAATTTACTTAAAAGAGGTAAAAATTATGTTGAAGGAGAAGGTATGATGGATAGTTTTATAGATATTGCTAATTATGGTATTATTGCCCTATTAGTTATGAGAAATAAATGGAAAAAATAGATTTTGGCAAAGAAAATACCTACAATAGTAAAAAGGATAAGGAATTTTAATCCCGAAAAGATTAATTATGGGTATCAAAATCATATTTCTTACTCACAACTATCAATGTTTAGAAGCTGCCCACACAAGTGGGCGCTTCAATATAAAGATGGACATAAAACATTTACTCCTAGTATCCATACAGTATTTGGAACAGCATTTCATGAAACCCTTCAACATTATTTAGATGTAATGTATGAAAAAAGTGGGGCGGCTGCTGATAGAGAAAATATTGAAGAATTACTAGAAGATAAATTAAGAGAAGAATATGCTAACCAATATAAAAAAAATAATTCACAACATTTTTCTAATGGAGAAGAAATAAGAGAATTTTATGAAGATGGAGTTGAAATTCTAAGGTTTATAAAGAAAAAACGTTCAGTTTATTTTAGTAAAAAAGGATGGTATTTAGTGGGATGTGAAATTCCTATATCTATAATACCTAATAATGCATATAAAAATGTTATATATCAAGGATATTTGGATGTTGTATTATACCATGAACCCTCAAATACATTTAAAATAATTGATATAAAAACAAGTACAAGAGGGTGGAATGCTAAAGTAAAAAAAGATGAAGAAAAACACTTTCAATTAATTCTTTATAAAAAATTCTTTTCAGAACAGTTTGGCATCCCAGAAAAGGATATTGATATTGAATTCCTAATAACACGAAGAAAAGTTTATTTAGATGGAGAGTATCCGCAAAAAAGAATACAAGAATTTAAACCTGCATCAGGAAGAAATAAATTAGCTAAAGCAACAAAAGTATTAAATGAGTTTATTACAACAGTTTTTGATAAAAATGGATATAAAGAAAAAGATTTTCACCCACAACCTTCAAAATGGAATTGTACCTTTTGTCCATTTAAAGAAAATCAAAAATTATGTAGCGCAGTTGGTAAAAATTTTTAATCCACATATATGTATAGACAAATATAATTAAAAAAAATTAAGATTATGAGTGCAAAAAAAGACATGACACTTACAAGTGTAAAAATCCATAGTGATTTATTTGAAGAATTTAAAGTTGAATGTGTGCGTAGAAAGTTTTCTTTCCAAAAATTAGCAGATAGAGCTATACATTTATACCTAACTGATGAAGATTTTAGAAAGAAAGTTACTAATCACCACAATTTAGATTTGGAAAAATAAAAATAATAAAATGAAAAAAGGTTACATTAAACAAAAAGACAGGAAAAAAATATTACTACTTACAGATGATATTAGAGTACATTCAGGAGTAGCTCAAATAGGTAGAGAAACAGTAATTAATACAAGTCATCGTTATAATTGGTGTCAAATGGCAGGAGCAGTAAAACACCCTGATAAAGGACAGCACATATGTTTAGGTGAAGAAATGAATAAACATGCAGAAATAAAAGATGCATATTGTAAACTTTATCCTGTTGATGGGTATGGAAATTCTGATTTATTAAATGCTATAATTAAAAGAGAAAAACCAGATGCGTTATTTTTAATAACTGATCCTAGATATTTTGAGTGGGTTTTTAGATTAGAAAATCATATTAGAAGAGATATACCTATTATATATTTAAATATTTGGGATAATTATCCTGCTCCAATGTATAATAAAGAATTTTATGAGTCTTGTGATGCATTATTTGGGATTTCAAAACAAACAGTTAATATTAATAAATTAGTATTAGGAAATAAAGTTAAAAATAAGATATTTAAATATGTTCCTCATGGGTTAAATAATAATATATTTAAACCTTTAAATAATGATCACCCCCAAGTATTAGACTTTAAAAGGCAATTATTTAGAGATAAAGAACAAAATTTTTCTATGTTATTTAATTCAAGAAATATTAGAAGAAAAAATATTTCAGATTTATTAATGGCTTGGAGATTATTTACAGAAAAACTTACACCCGAAGAAGCTAAAAAGTGTACATTAATTCTACATACTGAAGCTATATTTGACCATGGAACAGATTTACCAGCAGTTATAGATTATTTTGATCCACATGATGGTACTTATAATATAGCATTATCATCAGCTAAACTTTCAACAGAACAAATGAATTTATTATATAATTCTGTTGATGGTGTTGCTCAAACTTCTAATGCAGAAGGTTGGGGATTAGCTTTAACAGAAGCTATGTTAACAGGAACTCCATTTATAGCCACAGTTACAGGAGGTATGCAAGATCAAATGCGTTTTGAAGATGAAAATGGGGATTGGATACAATTTGATGAAAATATTCCATCAAATCATAGAAAAACATACACAAAACATGGAGAATGGGCATTCCCCGTATTTCCTAAATGTCAAAGTATTGTAGGTTCTCCATTAACTCCATACATTTATGATGATCATCATGATTGTAGGGATACAGCTGATCAAATTTATAAACTTTATAAGTTGTCACCAGAAAAAAGAAAAGAAGTTGGAATGAAAGGATTTAAATGGGCTACATCATCTGAAGCTGGATTTACTTCCGAACAAATGTCTAAAAGAATTATAGAAGGAGTTGATCAATTATTTAATAGTTGGGAGCCAAGAGAAAATTTTGAATTCTTAAAAGACACAGATTATGAACCAAGGGTTTTACCACATAAATTAATTTATTAAATATGAAAAATACATTTTTTGTAAGTTGTCCTATTGACACTTATTCAGGTTATGGAGCAAGATCAAGAGATTTTGTAAAAGCATTAATTGAGTTAGATAAATATGATGTAAAAGTTTTACCACAAAGATGGGGTACTACTCCATCAGGATTTATTGATGATAACCCAGAATGGGAATTTATGAGAAGTTATGTTTTATGGAATGTTCCTCCGGGACAAATTCCAGAACGACCAGATATTTGGTGTCAAATTACAGTTCCTAATGAATTTCAACCTGTAGGACATTATAATATAGGAGTAACAGCTGGTATTGAAACTACAGTATGTGATGGAAGTTG